TACTGCCCTCAGTTCCGTTATTAGTATCTAGAACAGCAACTATATGATACCACGCCGAAGGGTCTCTAAAAACTTGATTTGTTACTAAATCGTAATCGCTTGATGCTTGACCAAACTGAAGTTGATTGCCTGTGCCAAAACGTAACGATTCGGAGGTCGAACCAGTTGGGTCGCCCCCATAAAGGATACAGGAATTTGATCCAAAATTATTTCCGCGTTTAACCCAAACACTAAACGTACAATCTGTTGAAGATGTTGGGCTAGCACTAAAACTTGTATCGTAAAGATGTGA